CATTTGAGCATGGCTATCGTTTAACTGGCGACTAAGGAAAGTGATGGAAGAAATCGTTATCAACGAATTAACGCATGAGGGGGTGCGGCGGGTGAAGGTGATCGGGGATAATCCCCTCACCCCGCCCTCTCCCCGCTTTGCGTGGGAGAGGGTTGTGCCTGCTGTTGCATTAGATAAGATGAAGATGATTGATGCGTGTGATCAGGCACTTGGAATTTTTTCAATGGAATTGACATGGCCTGTATTTGAGGCTTATGAAATATTTAATTATGGCCCGAAGAGATTCCGCAGGCTGATGATGGTGAATTTTGTTTATGCGGGGCGCGTGAGCGATTGTATTTATCTGGCGGTGATCAATTATTTTTCGGGGACGCGGTTTATGCCTGGGTATGCGTTTGTGAGTGAACTTCCGCGGGGGGCGGAGGATGGGATGTGCGTGCATGGTGTGCAGTTGTTCGAGGCTGAGTGGATGCCTGCGCGATGTGTTGCAATCGGAGGTCGTTGACCCCCATCGGCCTATCGGCCACTTCCCCCAAATATCCGCGAAGCGGTATTTTGGGGAAGAAGAGCGTTGAAAGGAGAGCTATGACAAAAATGAAACAATGGAAGTGCAGGAATAAACATATTCTGGGATTTGTCCGCTGGAATGGAAATGGGATTCCGCAGTTGATGGTGCTGCGGGAGGCGTTGGATATGCAGGCGGACCATCCAGATGAGGTGGATCTGCTGGGTCCGCTGGATGGGCGGATGCCGATCCGCTGTTCGATCTGCGATGATGTTCAGGTGTGGGTGATCAGCGTGGAGAGCCTGGTGGCGCTGTTGATGCAGGCGGATGATAAGACGATCTTGGAGGTTTCAAGAAAGCTATCGGAGTTGAGCGCGAAGGTTTCTGATGTGGCTGAAGAGGAAAAGCCTGGTGTTTGTTCGCTTGGGTTCGATATGAGGAAGGATTAAGATGGCAGAGAATAGCAAGATCGAATGGACTGATCACACTTTCAATCCGTGGATGGGTTGCACAAAAGTTTCACCTGGCTGTCAGCATTGTTATGCCGAAACGATGATGGATAAACGCTATGGAAAAGTTAAGTGGGGTCCGCAAGGAACGCGGGTGCGGACGAGCGAGGCGATGTGGAAGAAACCTTTGCAGTGGGATAATGATGTTTGGTACGAATGCAAAGATTGTGGATGGCGCGGGTCACATAGACTCACATTAGCTCATGCAGAATGGGCGCGCGAAATATGTCCGAATTGCAGAAGTTTCAATACTGAATTTACCCATCAGCGGGTGTTTTGTGCGAGCCTAGCGGATGTATTCGAAGATCGACCTGATGTGTTCTTATGGCGTGACGATCTTTTCCGCCTGATCGAGCAGACGCCAAATCTGGATTGGCTGATACTGACAAAGCGGCCCGAGAATATCAAACGCACGATGCCTGAGAATGTTTGGCTGGGTGTATCAGTCGAAAGCCAGAAAGAAGCGAATGAACGCATCCCACTTTTACAGATCATACCTGTGCGGATCAAATTCCTTTCGTGTGAACCTTTGCTTGGTCATATTAATTTGAGTGAGGCTTTGGAACCAGATGAAGAAGCCTGGGATGAAGTCAATGCTGAGTGGGACGATCAGAATGAGCCAGAAGAATTTGTAGAAGAATGCGAAGCCGAGTTGGATTGGGTCAATTATGGAAATGACCTGGTTTATAACCCAGAGCATAGAGAATGGGTGAATAATCGCCGCGCTCGAGCTGGTTTCAAGACTTTGAAGCATGGCACAATTGATTGGGTGATATGCGGCGGTGAGAGCGGACCTGGTGCAAGGCCGATGAATCCCATGTGGGCGCAAGAATTGCGGAATGAATGCCAGGCTGCTGAAATTCCTTTTTTCTTCAAGCAATGGGGGGAGTGGATTACAAGTTTAGAAAAATCAGACCGCATTAATGGACATCTTATTCCACCAAGTTCAAAGTACTGCATTGAGTGGGGCAAAGATTGGTTTCCTGTGAAAATTGGAAAGAAAGCGGCGGGGCGTTTATTGGATGGACGTGAATGGAATGAATGGCCGAGGTTATTAAGATGAGCGAATTGATGAATGAAGTTGTGGATAAGATGCTAGTGGAGGACGTTATCCGTTCTTAAACGGATAATGATAGTTAGCCTGCTTCGGAGCCTGAATGACAAAAGTGATTAACGGCGATGCCCGCAAAATGAATTTATCCGAGTTCGATGCGCCCTATGGCGTTATCGTAGCCGATCCACCCTGGAGTTATACAAACAGTTCTGTTCATGGAAACGCCAAAGACCAATACAACACTATGACCATCGATGATATTTGCAATATGCCAGTAAGCCAACTCGCCGCAAAAGATGGAGTTTTATTTTTGTGGGGTACGTGGCCCCTCTTGCCCGAAGCCCTGCGAGTTATGACGGCGTGGGGGTACACATACAAAACGGGCTTTCCCTGGGTAAAGATTAATCAGAATATGGCTTTGCCTCCTGGCGTTGGCTTTTGGGTTCGTGGTGTTTCAGAGTTTATTTTTATTGGAGTTCGTGGAAATGCCAAATGCCCGATACCAGAAAAAAGATACATGGGTATTATTGCGCCAAACCTGAAACATAGCCGTAAGCCTGATAGCGTTCATCAAATAGCCGAAACTTTGAAGCCACCTTATTTAGAGTTATTCGCAAGAGAAGGGCGGATCGGCTGGACGTGTTTCGGGAATGAAGTGACGCAGGCTAACAACCGCTTGCAGCCGACCGCCTTTGGTGCGGGTGGGCTGGCGTCAAATTCCCTGCAAGGTAGTTTTATTGCAGATGAGTCGTCCGCTAAAATCGGCGGCGGCTAAAGCGAACCGTTAGAAAGAAAACCTAAAGGAGTCCCAAATGAACGAAACTGCTAGTCGTGAGTTGCAAATCCCGAAGCAATTGGATGAGATACAAAACTCCATCGAAAACCTGGGTAAAGCCATCGAGTCGCTATCTATGCGGCTGAATAAAATTGCTTTGCCAGAAGGTCCTCAACTTGAAGGCGGAAACAATAAAGTGCCTGTGTTGTGCGAATATGCTGACAACCTCGCCAATAAAGCGGCACAACTTCGCCGCCTTCGTGATCTTGTTGTGTCACTAGAAAGCCGTCTCGAACTATAACGGTTTTCTTTCTAACAAAGCGTGCACCCGACGCCGCGCCACGTCTGCCATTTTTGGACAGGTTCGCGGGCGCGGCGCGGATAACGCAAACCGTTAGCCCGCTCTGGTTATTTCAAATGAACAACAAGGAGAAAATCATGAATAATGATAGAGGTTCGATGGGTGGATGCGATCATACCAATGATAATTTTTATGACCGCAATGGATGTCGTGCTTGTGATGATGATCTGGACGATTGGCTTGCAAAACAAGAAGAAGATAAAAAACGTGCCGAAGAAGAAGCTAAGCGCGAGGCTGAAAAAGCGGGCTAACACAGTATGCACTGGACATCGGGCGGGCGCAGGTAATTTATTGCTAAGGTTCTACCGCCCGTGCCAGTGATACAAGCCGTTAGGTGCTTGTCTTATAATTGGCGTGAGGTGCAAAATGGCAAAACCAACACGAACCCAAATAAACGAATATGTAAAAACTCTCGATGATGTTCTGCAAAAATTATATAAGCAGGTCGAAACCGCTTATCTTCTTACCCTGCACGATACATCGTCTGATGAGTTTCAAATTGTCGCAAACATGCGTGATGTGTTCTCTGCCCAAGCAGAAGCGCACCTAACATTGTTTGCACCCGACCCGCCTTCGGCTCTGCCAAGCGTGGGAGATTCTGAAAATACGGCGGGCGGGTAAAACTCGCCGTTAGCCACCTAAGCGAAGGAGTCTTATGGCAGAAGAACACGGAATGACGTGCGCGAGAGCGACACAAACAGATTTGGACGAAATGCGAGAATTTCTTTTTGAAATCGAGAACATGATCGCAGATCAATCAAAAGATTTTGAAGCCATCGGAAGATTTGTGAATGGTCAATTCCATGCTCGTTGTGGTCGCCATTTCCAGCGTGTCCTATTTGGCTATGAAACATTAGTTGACAATGCTTGTGATCCATCGTTGTTGTATCTCGATTGGAAGCCTGAAATCAAAGAGGCTCTTACGGTGGCTAACAAAGCGTGCACTGGACAAGAGCCAGCATAGGCTCTAAATCATTGGCTCGCGTGTGGCTCTTGCCAGTAACGCAAACCGTTGGGCTTCTGAGAGAAGGTGAATGATGGCAGAAAAACAAATCGTTTGTGATAGTTGCGGCGAGCAATGGGAAGAGTCATTCTTCTGCGAAAAATGCTCTGGCTGGCATCGTGAAGAAGTTGAGTCTATAAACTTTGAATATCTGGCGTATCCAGATCAAGAAACTGAATTTGAGATGGTAGATACTCATTACGATATTTGTCTCAACTGTTGCAATGGTCATGTTATCCACGAAGCCCAACACAGCGTGGAGCCGACTATTGATAGCGTAGGCGCTTTTCCTGCCGTCTCAAATGATAGCGAATGTGAACCGCCTTTTTAGGGCGGGTTACGCAAACCGTTGGGTGGCTCTCGCTCAACATTATAAGGAGCAAAAATGAGTTTGTTTAGATTATGGTTAGTTTGGTTTATTGCTTCGTGGTTTGCTTATCTATTTGCGTCGTCTGGTTTCGGCATTCGTGATTGGCAAACATACGCAATAAGTTCTGTGTCATTTGGTCTTGCGTATTTAGCAAGCCGCCCAACAAAGCGTGTACCTGACGCTGGGGATTCGTCGCAATAATTTAGGCTTTATCTACGCTGTGGGCTTTATCTGTTTTGACGGCTTCGCCCAGTAACGCAAACCGCTGGGACTCTCATTAAAATCTTGACAAAACATAGAACAAATGTTAAATTTTGGTCACAATTGAATAGTTTTTGCTGACCGTTTTTTGTGAGCGGTGTGTGACGAGATAAGCTCCGTCGTGATGTAATGGTCACGACGGAGCTTTTTGTTTAATCATCCCAATTCGTTACAAGCTCCCTTCCTTTCGGGGAAGGTGGCTTGCGAGGAATGGGGAAATTATAAGGAGAAATACCATGAAAAAGATTTTGCCTATTTTGCTGTCCGTGTCCGTGATTGCGGCTGTGTTTGTGGTGCCTGTCTTCGCGCAGGGTGCGGAGCCGCCTCCGACAAGTCCCGTTGAATTACCGATAGAACTTCAAGCCATGCTTGCGGCTGGGATCGGTTTTCTGGTGACCGCGGGGTTGAAGTCACTTTCGGTTTTGCTAAAGAAGGATATCAGCGGCTGGGGTTCGGTGATCACTGGCGGTATTGTGACGAGCGTGATGTATTTTTTCACGGCGATCCTTTCCGCGGTGCCTGTTGCGGCTCAGCCTTCGGTGACAATCGGATTAACTTTACTAGTTGCGATTCTCAGCGCGTTTGGCGTTGCGTCGACGGTCAAAAAATTTCAGCCTGCATAACCCAGCCTCAGCCCCCTTTGCCCTTCGGGCCTTTCCCCAAATACGCGCAGCGCTCATCACTTCGCGGGTATTTGGGGAAAGGGGGACCAACCATATGTCTTTTTTTGATGGATACCTGTACGAAAACTTGTTCAAGGGCATGATCAATGGATTCGCATATTGTCGTGCAATTTATAACTCGGACGGGATGATGGTCGATTGGATCTACGTGAAGGTGAATCCAGCATTTGAGACCCAAACAGGGTTGAAGGATGTGACGGGTAAGTCGGTATCGACAGTGCTGCCGAATTTGTTTATCACATCGCCCGAATTGTTCATGCGATATGAACTTGTTGCAAAAGGCGGTCCACACCAGCGTTTTGAGCATTACATCACGGAGCTTGGTTTCTGGTTTGATATCTCGGTCTATTCCGTTGAGGAGAATACGTTCACTGTGGCGTTCGAGAATATCACCAGACGCAAAGAGATCGAAGCCGAGCTGACCCTAGCCAATGAAGAAATACTCATGGCGTTTGTTTCATCGCTTGAATTCCGCGATAAGATGACGGAAGAGCACACGATGAGGGTGACGGAGCTGGCGGTTCAAATGGCGGAGGCGTTGGGAATCACTGGTGAGGATCTTGTAAATGTCCGCAGGGGCGCGCTTTTGCATGACATTGGAAAGATCGGGATTCCCGATGTGATCCTTCTGAAAAAGGGGCGGCTGACAACGGAAGAGTATCAGATTATGAAAAAGCATAGCCAGTTTGCGTATGATGTTTTATTTCCGATCAAGTATCTGCGGCCCGCAATAGACATCCCGTATTGTCATCATGAGAAGTGGGATGGGACGGGATATCCGCGGGGGTTGAAAGGTGAGGAGATCCCCTTGGCGGCGCGGTTGTTTGCGGTCGTGGATGTCTATGACGCGCTGATGAGTGAGAGGCCCTACCGCAAGCCGATGCCTGAGAGTTTGGTGATCGAACATTTACAAAAAAGAGCGGGAACGAACTATGACCCCGCCATGGTGAAAATTTTCCTGGATATTCTTGGAAATAATAATCATTCACAGGATGCGCAACGCTAGTGGATAATCTTTATGAAATTTTAGTGCTTGTTATCGGCGGCGGATTTTTTGGCTTCCTGGGTGTTGTCATAACTCTTTTTTTCACAAGAAAAAAAAGCCAGGCCGAAACGGAGAAAGCACGAGCAGAGGTCAAACGGCTTGAGGAAGAAACCGAAAAACTCAGCCTGGAAAATCAAAAGCTAAACCTGGAATATCAAAAAATACGCCAGGAGCAGACGAATTTAGTGTTGAAGGAAAATAGCGAGCTGATAAAAGCGAAGGAAGAACTTAAAGCGAAATTGTATATTGCTAACGAGGAAAAGTTTTTATTGTCAAAAGAGCTTTCCACGTATCGGATCGAGAGCATCGAGAAACAAAAGAAGATCGAGGAGTTTTCGGCGAACCAAAAGAAATTTGAAGAATTGCTGGCGAATCAGCATAAAGATATTGTCGAAATCAAAAAAAATCAGACTGGTGAGCTGTCATCGCAGATGCCAGCTCATGAGCAGAAATGAGGAGCATACCATGTCTAACTTAACATCTGGAATTTACGAAGCACAAAGCGTGGTGAACATAAGACGCGAGCCGAGAATTGTAGAATACAAGATCGGCGGCGTTTGGATCACAAATCAAGTTGGCAGAATTGACGCAGGTACGCGTCGGTTTCTCGATAGTTTTGTGACGAACAAGGATAACTCCACCTGGGGGCGGGTGAGCGAGGCTGACAGCGCGGGCATTTCGGAATGGATATGCATTCAGAATGTCAACCGCGAGTTTATGAAACTTGTCGATGGAGGGGTAGTGACTCCGCCTTCGGGTAGTGTGGAGACGCGGCTTTCCAACTTGGAGGCGTGGGCGCGGACAAAAGGATATCTGGGATAATGAGCGATTTTGCAACGATCCATCCTGTTACACAGCTTGAGCTTGAGGGATTTGCTCAGAGTATTACCAATGCTGATGATGCGCAGGATGGCGCTCCTTTAACTTACAAGGAAATACGCGAACGCGAGATGGCTGCGCGGATTGCGCTTGGTGAAAAGTTGGAGGGCGGTGAAATCCCCACCTGGGCTGAAAAGTTCAATAATCTTTTATATAAGAATGTGCCCTGGAAAATTGCGGCTTATGTGGCCTGGGCATCGACACCTCATACTGGCAGGTGGCCGAAGACGCAGGATGAATTTGCACGTGAAGTTTTGGGATTGAATTCTGATCGGCGAATTGCTGAATGGCGGAAGAAATACCCCACGATAGATATCATGATCGCAAATCTGCAATCGGACGAGTTCCTTGAGGACCGTGCCGATGTTTTGTATGCCGTCAAGACAATGGCAAAACGCCTGGATTATAAGAGCGCAAAATACGCAGATATGTTCCTGACAATGACTGGCGACCTGGTGAAGACCACAAAATTGGAAGCGGCTCTGAGAAAGCGAGGCATCACTAAAGATGACCTGGTGGATATGACAGATGCCGAGTTGGATGTTCTTGCCAGCGCACTTAAAAATCAAATTGTCTCTCAGGATAATGATGAAGATAATGATGATGGCGATGATCAGCAGGAGGAAGTCTGATGATGCCTGCTGCCACATTCATGCAAATTCCAGAAAAAGCGCAATTGCAACGTGTTCAACGCGAGAAAGCGCGCAGACATCTGATTGATTTCAATGAATATATTTCGCCTGATTACGATTGGACGCTGCCGCATTTGAAACTTTTGACCCAGAAACTTGAACAGGTTGAATTGTTTATCCGTTCAAAGGGTACTCAAGGTATCGGGCGTTTGATCGTCATGATGCCGCCACAACACGGAAAAACTGAGACGATCACCAAACATTTTTCAGCCTGGCTATTGGGGCGTAATCCAGACACCCGCATTATTCTTGGATCATATAACGATGACACGGCAACTGAAAATAGTCAGCGTGTGCGCAATATGGTTCAGAGTAACGAATTTTCAAAGATCTTCGGGCAAAAATCCCGTTTGGTTACGATAGATCGGGATGTAAGCGTTTCAGAAGATTCGAAGGCAAAAAAGAATTGGGATATTTCTGGCTTTCGCGGCGGATGCCGTTCGTCTGGTGTGGGCGGCGGTATTACGGGCAAGCCTGCCGATGTCATCATTGTTGATGATCCACATAAAGACCGCGAGGAAGCGATGATACAGAACAATCTATTGAAAGTCGTGCGCTGGTTTAACTCGCAGGTTGTATCCCGTATCCGAAGGCGGACGGCTGTCATCATTGTGCATACACGATTTGAGCCTGATGACTTAATCGGTTCGCGGTTGAAATTGATGGTAAGCGGCAAGCCAAATGTTGATCAGTGGGAGATATTGTGCCTTCCCGCGGTGGCATTTGAGCCTGACGAATATGCACCGAATGAGGCTGTGCAAAAGGAAAAGTTAGGTCTGGGCCTTTGGCTGGACATATCTGATCCGTTGGGACGCAAATCTGGCGAACCATTATGGCCTGATGAACATCCATTGGAGTTGTTGCAATCGAAACGTTCAAATGACGAGTTTGAGTGGTGGTCGATGTATCAACAGCAACCACGACCTTTGAGCGGTGGATTTTTTGAGAGAAGTGATTTCAAAATCGTGGATCGAATTGATGTTCCTGAAAACCTGCAATGGTTACGTTATGTCGATCTTGCGCTTTCTGAAAACAATAATGCCGATTACAACGCGACGGTGGCAGTTGCGTTAGACGAGCGAACTGGCGATGTTTATCTGCGGGATATGCTTCGGATTCGAGGCTGGATTCATTTTCAACCTCTATTAGTAGCTTCCATGCTTTCAGACCATGAAAAAGGTGTGACATGGGGTATTGAAGGAACGCAGTTTCAGTCTTTGGCATTTCGAGAATTGGCACGCAATAAAGCACTTGCAAAAATCGCCATCGTTGAGATCAAACCTGAAGCAAGCAAGGGTACACGCGCACAACCTTTACGGCTGCGCGGGAAAAATGGCTTATTGAAACTTGTCAGAGGCGCATGGAATGAAGCGTTTATTGATGAATGTATTTTATTCAATCCGAACGGAAGCAAACGCGATGATCAAGTTGATACTGCAAGTGGTGGTTTTTTGATGATCTCAGATTATGCAACTGGCAATAAGAAGACTGCGAGCGCGGAGGCGATTGTGGTAATGGCTGAGGATATGTTTGGTAGTGAGATTTCAGCGGTCAGCAATTAGCTGTCAGCGATTAGGAGAACCATGGAACCGATCAAGTTTGAGCAAGCAAACAAGGATTTATTGAAGCCAGAAGGATGGACTGATGAGCAATGTTCAAGCCTGCCAGTTTATACCGATGGCAAGGAATGTATTTCCTTATGGCAAATGACGTGGCGCGAAAGGTTTTCGGCATTATTTTTTGGACGGATCTGGTTATTTGTTTATAGCGGACAAACTCAGCCGCCAGTGTCATTGATGGCGGCGAAGGAAATATTCAAGGAAGTGACCCCCCTGTCTGCGAGTACGCAGACATCCCCCCAAATCGAAGATCGCGATTTAGGGGGAGAACGATAAAGGAGATGAAACATGGCTAAGAGAAAAATTGGTAAAGGTACGTTGATCACGGAGCTGGTGAAGGGGAGCATGGATTACACAATGCAGTTGATCCGTGAGGCATTCAGGGCACAATTTTCGATTGCGGAAATGAGTGATGAGTCTCGGTTTTATATTGAGGAAATTTTTTCTGATCACATCATTGTCCGTGACTTCGGGATGAAGAGCGAGTTGAAGACCGATGAATATTTCAAGGTCATTTACTCGAAGAGCGGTGATCCTTCGACAGGCTCAGGACAGAGTGTTTATACGTTTGCGGCGCGGGATGCGTGGGAGGTGGTGGAATTGACTTATCAGCCACAGAGCAACCCCCCTGTCGCTGAAGCGACATCCCCCCAAAATGGGGGGAAGAAGCGCGGTAAGAAGTTCGAGGAAAGAGTTAATGCGCATGTAATCCTGGAAGAGAATGAAGAGGGCAAGCCGCGCAGGATCAAAATTGATGGTGCTATTACGGCGGATGTTGTCAATGGCAATAAACGCCGATATCCAGTTTCGGTGCTTGAAGCAGCGGTCGCAGAATTGCGCGGTCATCTGAATGAAAGCGCGGGACAGGGCCGAGCGGTTCAAATTCTCGGCGAGGCAGAACATCCGTCTGATAAGGGCGGGCGTCCAAATTTGTTGGAGACTGTGACGAAATGGGAGGAAGTTTTGTTCAATAGTCAACGTGTGGATGTGAAGGGGCGCATTCTCGAAACCAGCAAAGGCAAGGACATCCTGACCCTGATGGAAGGCGGCGTGATGCCTGGCGTGAGTTTGCGCGGCTATGGTGACGGCAAGAATATTACTGAAAACGGCGAGAAGATTTTTGAAGTGAATGAGTTGCACATCACAGGTTTTGACTTGGTGCTCGAACCATCCTTTGAGAATGCCGCCGAATTTACTGAATCTCAATCATCTACGGAGGATGAAATGAATCTCGAAGAATTATTGAAACTTTTACGTGAGCACCCTGAAGCATTTGCAGGTATCACGGAAGCCCAGATCAAGAAAATGGGTGAAGATCAATTGACCAAACTTGAAGAGCAGGTCCGCTCGGCTTTGGGGATCGGCACGGGTGAGAATATCACCGAGGCATTGAAGGCGCTCAAAGAGAAGGCTGGCAAGTTCGATGAAAGCCAGGCGAAGGCTGAAGTTGATAAGGCCATCACCGAGGGGACGAAAGAACTTCCCTACGGCAAAGAGGGCAATGAGAATTTTATCGAGGCAGTGAAGGTTGCCAATCTGACCGATGTCGCTGTGGTGAAGACTTTGATCGAGAGCAAGCGCAAGGAATATGACAAGATCTATTCCAAGAAAGAGCTTGCGAGGAAAGGCTACGAGTTTAATGGCAATGCCGAAATGAAAGGTGATGTGCTGGAGAATGAGACGGGGACGCCTGAATTTGCGCGGGCTTCGTTTGAGCTGGTTGAAAGTGTCCGACGTGCTGAGAATTTGCCAGTACGGAATCTTAGCAAAGGTGTGAGCGCGGCAGAAATCTTCACACGGCGTTTGCTTGACCGCTTCGATAAGTTGAACGGTCCAATGTTGATGGCGGAGAGTCGGTTATTGCAGGAAGCTGAGCAGACGACCGATCTCAACCTGCCTTACAGCGTTTCACGCGCGATCATCGAAGAGGCGTTCCCGAATCTGGTGGCCGCCAATATCTTTGATGTGGGCACGATCGAGACATCTCCCACCCGCCTGTATTTTGAAACGACGACGGGCGAGAGCAACTATGCGGTGGATATCACCGATGAGGTGGAGGCCGCTGGCGTGGAAGATACCTGGTATGCCCTTTCACATGGTCGCATCACTCCAGGATCGGTTGTAGTGACATCTGACCCCGCTGGCACCACTTACGAGGAGGGCGTTGACTTTGTGATCGATTATGCGGGAGGCAGGATCAAAGCCCTGACTGCTGGCGCGATCAATGCGAATGATCTGCTGGTGGATTATTCCTACAGCGCGATCCGCAACGGTGAGATGCAGCCCATCGAGCGGGTGAAAACCACACTGGCTTTCAAAGTAATCGAAGCAGCTGCCGATCGTTTGGCTGATCAGATCTCGCGTGAGGCAATCGTTTTCTCCCGCTCACAATTGGGTTGGGACGCGGTTGCACGCACGATGGGAAACCTGATCAAACAATTGCGCCGCAAGATCGACCAAGGACTGCTGTATGCGGCTTTCTCGGCGGTGAAAGCAGTGCCAAACAACAGCACCGACACATGGACAGTCGATACCACGCAAACTGCCCTGGCTGAGCTGGTGCGTTTGATGGGCAATGCCAACGTGATCATTGCAAACCGCTTCTATGAACCCACGTTCTATTTGATGAGTGTGACGAATTCAGACCGCTTGAGCAATTGGGATGGTTTCATGCGGACTGGTTTTCCGAATGTATTCCTGAACGCGGCTGGGTTTGCTGGGATGGTAAAAGGAAAGCCGATCTTCTCAAGTACCGAATTTCCCGATACGTTGATCATCGCGGGCAACCGTGAACTGGTGGCTCATCGTGTGTTCCTGCCGTTGAGCATCAAGGGTCCATTCCCAACCTATGCAACCACTGGCGATGTAACCCGTCTTGTTGCGGCTGATCAGTATTATGCCGAGGAGTTCAACGTGACGGACAGCCCTGTCAATGAGAAGGGCGCGTTCGTGCCGATCAATGACGCGGGTTCTTAAGATCTGACCCCACCCCTAACCCCTCCCCAAATCAAAAACCGATTTGGAGAGGGGAACCAAGGAAACTATGAATTCTGTTGGAATCTTGTATATGAGTTTTGGAGCGAAGGCGGCGA